GATCACTAAAGACCTTGTGAAAGACATCAATGAAGCTATCGAGCAGGGTATCAAAGAAATGGACGGCAAGCCCTTTTATCTTGCCATCTATGAGAAATATGACCTTATGCTAAAGCGTGGGCTTGTTAGGATCAGAAAGATCACGAAGTATCGACCCTATCCAGAACAAGATATGATGGCCTTCCACGTATTTCCAGGGGGGGACGTATATTTTTGCTGGGAATTGCCTCACAGAACACAAATGATGAACATCATTATGAATCCTGGCCTCTACGATCACGAGCGGGTTCAGCAACTTAAACGATGGGAAAACTTGCAGCTAGAGTACTTTGGCTTTAAGAAAGATGAAAATGGAAATTGGGTTGAAAATGAGCTATATAGAGGAGATGAGCTCATGACAACTTCTTCCAAAGAGAAAAATGCCACGAAGCTAATCCTTACCTAACCAGGAACCCCAGCGTTTTAGATAGACAGTAATTTCATAATACTGGTCTAATCCGAGCTCTTCACAACGACGTGCATCTTTGATGATTGCTTCATGCTCATTGCGCCCGCGCACATTAATCCACTTAACCGATAACTGATCGGTAGGTGGATTTGTCCCATCCCCTAGGGGAATGAGATTCCATGAAAGATTTTTGTATTTAGCCATATATTTACGAAACGGGTTGTAGATTGTATGGCGATGGCTTTTGCTCGATCACACTCACCTAACAACTTCTACTATACTCTCTTTTTCCATCCTACGATAAATATCCCTAAACCTAATTTTCAAACTGCAAAGCTTGCCAGCATGAAACTCGGCTATCTTAGAGATGAGATAAACCGTACGAATCAAACGTATATTTCGTGCATCATCGTCACCGACCTCCTCGGCCACCCAATCGCAGCCTTCCTCAACATCGTAAAGTTCATAAATGGGAACGATATCACGCAGGAAAGCAGTCATCTGGCTGCAATCCCAACATTCGAGGAACTCGTTGATCTCCTGTTCTAAACTCTTCTTCTTAGTCATTTAAATCACTGTTAAGTTTTTCATCAATAGCCGTCACAATCCATTGAGTTCGTGTTAACCAGGGTTTTTTGCTGACTATAGCATCCAATTGGATCAGTAGTTTTGTAGGAACACGTATCAGAAGGTTTTTGAATTTGATGTCCTTGCTAGACTTAACATCAGCGCCTCTATCAATAAAGGCTTGTGCCTCTCTATCCACTTTTTTCTTGACTGCCATATATCTCCTGTATGTAACCCATATGAAATTCATATATCATGCATATATAATATCGTAAAGATTTTGCATCTCTTGCGATGCTTTTTTGTCCTCTGGGAAGAGTTCAATGACCGCTAATCCCTCTGCTGCCGCGTTTCTATAGGCCTTCCGGTTGACGATAGAACATTCAAGAGCCTCCATAACCTGGAGCTCCTTTAGAATGTCTCGTGCGTCCTGATTATCTCTTCCCACCGGATCGGCCTGACTGATCAGGCCATAGACTTTAAGCAACGGGTTAACACACTCGTTCAATATCTGTTTGATCGGTCCTAGAGTCCAGATATCGATTGAACTAGGCTTGAATGGTAGGATGAACTTGTCAGCGATACATAGCGCAGAACGCTGTGAAGTCGTGTCCCTTCCTCCTGTATCGACAATAATATCATCATAATCGAGCTTGAGACGCTGAAGGTTCGAATAGACCGCTTTCCCAGACATGCAGACTGTTGAGAACGAGCCTTTCAATAAATCAGGCTCATAGTCCTCTCTCTGTTGTGACCAATCCCAAGCGCTTTTCTGCTCGTCAGCGTCAACCAGAAGGACTTTCTTACACGTTGAACGCATAACAGCCAGATTCGTGGCGATTGTTGTCTTTCCACTTCCCCCCTTGATACCGCCCACTACGATAATCATATGTCTCCTATATTTAAGTTATATGCAGAATATATAACATATATAGGGAGGACATATAGGTCAAATATGTTTCTGTAGAAGAAAAGAACCAGGGTTGTTTGGTCAAGGAAAACCCAGGGAAACCTTGCTTTTCGGAAAGTAGCTTAGCTTTCCTACTAAGCGGCATTTAGCTGCCGACAGCTGCCATTTATGCTTTGCGTGACATCGCTTTAAGATTTCTTTTTATACTCGCAATCCGCAATCGAGTCGGCCAGGAATCCCCAACCAGCTAGGCACGTGTAAGAATTGCACTTACGACCTCATCTGGGCTTATAAATGCCAGATGCGCTCTAACTACCTGAGCTAACATGCCAAAAACAAAGCTACTGATTGTCCAGGACGGTTCAGTAGCCAAACCGCTATTGCTCCGGAGTATGCAACGTCAACGTCTTACTGTCATGACGCATTCTGTTGTTCTCAATATCTCGCATGGTGCATTCGGGCTCACGACGGAAGTTGTTTGAGTATTGCTCATCCATACTAATAGGGCCTTTCTGAACCTCTATCCGGTTGCGCTCATGCGACCTTCTTTCATGCGATCTTTGATCTTCTCGTCTAGACATCGCTTTCTCCTATTAAGAGTATCGACCCTTATAGGACTGCTTATTGAGACCTTTGGCCATCCCAGACTGACGCTCATCTTGTCTCTCGACATATTCGGTCGTCTTATTAAAGCCACGCTCAGCAAAATCCTTCTCAGGCTTCTGGTAGCTTTCAACAGTAGGTTTCATATTCCCCTGCTCGTAGCCTCTGTGCGACATTTTCTCTTTCATATAACACCTCGTTTAAACGCATTCATAACTTTACTGTCATGCAACATTTTGGTTATTTGCAACTACTTCCTTCTCTGGATTAGCAGCAGGGCTTAAAGCATTGAGAATCTCGACCTGTTGCATCAAATGGTCTAGATCCATTCCTTTAAGTTCTTTGAGCGCCTTGACAACGTTGAGTAGGCTCGCCGTATCCTCTTGATGGGCTCGTCGTAGCTTGTCTTGAGCCACCGCCGAATCAGTCTGGATTTTCGCCACACGCTCTTTGGCCAGCCCTTCTTGGCTATGGGCATAGGCCACCTTAGTCATGTTGTCAATCTGCATCTGCTGCATCTGTAGCTGCTCCATCTTCTGCTGCTGCTCTTGCATAGCTTGCTGACGAGCCATGACCCTTTCTACGATGCGATCTTTGTTTTGCAGCGTCATGCATTCAAGCACTTCATCGGGAGGGATAAGGTCGGGATAGAGCTGTTGAGCATGCAATATCTGGGCTAACTCTAATTGTTGCTGGGTCTCCGTAAGCGCAGCCTGAACCACTTTACAGCCATATTTGAAGAAGATTTTGCTATCGAATTCGGCTGTTGGCTCTTCGCCAATCACCTGTCTGACCTTGCCATAGGTCCAGTTCTTCTGCATGTATTCGACTTCGATTTCAGCACAGAGCCTTTGAGATTCATCGGCCTGATCAAAGAGCCTTTGAAGGTTCCTAGCTGTCGCCGCTTGTCTCATCATCGTGATGATGCCGGCCTTATCATCAATATCCATACCCATAGCGTTAGGATCAATGCCGGCGATATTGAAGAAGATGCCCTTGAGCATGTCTTCCATCTGCAACATCACCGGAGAAGGAGGGACGATAGGCATTGCCTGCACATCATCCATCTGGAATTCTGGATCGATAGATAGCACGCGGCCATGACCCGCATTCAAAGCGTCTTCTGGAGTGACTAAAGCGCCTTTTTTGACCTTTAGACCTTGCTGCTGCGCATCAAGTATTTCCAAATTGGAAACCTTTAACCTGTTCAGAAGGTATTGGCAATCCCTAAGCATGGTCATAGGGCTATTGAACTTGTATGCGTAATAGGGAGAATCCATATTGCATAACGATGTAATCGGTACTACAGGATATCGATCCAGGCCATAGGGATTAGGCTCATCGACTATTACCCTATCGTTAAGAATTATGCTTCTGCGTACTGTGGGGATAGATTTCTTCATCACAGCAAGCTTTCCCTTGAAGGCTTGCATGACTTCTTTTAGCTGGTCTTCCGTACCTGTAAATTCCTGGCACTCTTCTGTCTTCTTATCGACAAGAAACTTCGCTTCCCTGCTAGTCAAATACCAATATTCATCAAAGGCGATCAGGTTCGGGAATTGAATCTGGTAGACCTCAGGCATGTAGTAGAATTTATCATCGCGATAGGTTCCCTTTGGTAAAGATAGAATCTCATCTCCAAACTGAGGATACATCAAGGCAGCTTCTTGAGCATCAAAGAACGTCCTAACCCACCAAAAACGTGCGTCACTCATATCATGCTTACGGAAGTAAGGATCAAAAAGTGTCGCCTTCATGTCGACATAGCGCCACCGAGGATCGGGACTCACTGGATCTTTCGTCGAGTCGGCATACATATACATGAAGCCTAAGCCCTGGATCACTGCGCCCTGTTGGAATGCATCACTGAAAGTTTGGTGAAAGCCGTTCTTGTGATTGTGATAAAGGCATTTTGTGAATTGATCAGCGGTCTTTTGCAATCCGTTATGAATCGGAACTACCGCTGAACTTTTGCGCGTCTGCCTCTGCTGACCGCTGATAGCCTCGCTGATCGGGTTCATGATGTTGAAGTTCCACATCTTCCTTCGATATGTCGCAACACCTGGAAAGATCAATCCCCAAACTTCCTGGTCATTCATCGTGAAGCGCTGATTCAAATCAGCTTGATACCATTGCGTTTGCAAGATATTGATGCTGTCGGAATAGTTCTTCTCCATTCCCTGCCTTAAGGACACATTCAACGAATCTTCAGGCCAAAAAATGGGATCGTTATTGCGCATCTTTCACCATGGATCTTTATTAATTTCATGCTGTAGGATAAAATTTATAATAGGCAAGGAACTAAAGTATGGGATCGTTTTCCGTTCCGCATGACGACCTTTTGGATGTCATGGAAATGACGCAGAAGATCGAAGCATCTATTCTGAATACCATCAAGGGCCAAGATCGTAACCTAGGCATGTCCGCACTTATGAGCGCATGCATAAATGCTACGCTTATCCAATGCCTGACGATGGATGAGGTTCTGTTTTACAGGAACCTTTTCGTTACCATTCTGGACGGCTCAATCAGATCGATTGAAATCAAGCCGCCGGAAAATCCGGCTCTATAGCCTCGACTTTCTTCTTCTTACGAGATTTTTTCTCGCTGAACCCCTTTATTTGCAGCTTAACCGCTATTTTACGCATCATTTTGGTCATTTGTGCGATTTTCTCGTTTTCTACCTTAGCGATATCCTCAATGTTTTTCTCTATCGCATTCATGCAAACGCGCAAATCCCAGTTTGACTCCTTACGCTCAATAACCGCACTCCTGGCCATTGACGTGCATCCCTTCAGTTCGTTGATCATCCCGTTAAGTTTATCGACGTTCTTCATGTACTCTTCGAACTTATCGAGCGTCTTTTCTGCCAGAGCTACAGAATGTAAGCGTTCCTTGTCGTTAATCAAGTCATTGAGTTTACCATGAAGTGCCTCAACTGAGTATTCCAGATTAGCACAACCCGAAAAGTTGTCATTCCCAATTAGAAACTCCTCGATCTTCTCTAATCGACATGAAAGTTTATCTAGAAGTTCTCTTATGTCCTTGATATCATTCCAAAACATTATGCTTCGCCTACCCATGCGGTTAAGAGAGCGTCAAAGGCGGCGTTTGCTGCTTCATCGTCTGCCAACTCAATATACGTAGCTGAGTTGGAAAACTGGAAGGTGATCTTCTTACCTTCTATATACATCAGCGACACATGTTCTAAGTTAATCGCTGTCGGCCTTTCTCCGTTGAATCGGAAAATTTCTCTTTTAGCCTTCACGCGTGGTTTAGTGCATGGTGGGGCACATGGCCTTTCATTCGTTGAATTATTCGTTTCTGCTGTTTCTGCATTTTGCATTTCTTCTGTCATTTTTTCTCCTTATAGCAATACGTATATATCTTTGATGATAGACTCCCGCAACGTGCCATACATTTTTTTATCTGTATAGCACATATTTTGATCTTTGCTTTTTGTTTCTATTCTGTCACACCGATGACGTTATCTTCGTCTTTATTTCGTGTAGTCATTCTGTTCCTCCTGTTTTTGGCCAGTCTGCGCATTTAGGAAGTGGTCGGGATAGCAAATTTGGATCGAACTTCATCCCCCATATGCCATGTAAGTTTAGAAGAGCGCAAAGGGCTTGGGCCGCTTTTAGGGTATCTTCTTCGGTGAAGCATCCTATATCAATGAATGTTTCACCGTCTGCATCCATTATCCTAATCATTTTAGGGTGTCGATTGTGTTTGTACGGCTCGTCATAGCAGATATGGAAGAACTGATGGCCTATTTCAGCGATCAGCGCGTCTACATCTTCTGGTGTCATTCTTGTGCTCCTATGAAATTATCTTCTTCGCTTTGCTTGTATGGCGGTCCGTTATGTGCGCCTGGGCCATCCTTTGGCCAGTCGCATGGTCGTCCAGGACATCCGATCCGATCAGCATCGTTATAGTGATATCTCGGTGCGTGAGCGCCGATAGCGTCAGTGTGCATTCCATTTAAGAAGGCTGCTGCGATTAACGTTAGTGTGATAAGCGGTATGGTCATAGTTGCTCCTTGTGTTCTTTAAGATTAAACGTCCATTTAGGATTTAATAGCGTCAGTAGGCAGCCTTGGCATTTCTTTGTTTGGGCATGTTTTAGAAAGCAGTCCGTGTTGTAGCAAACAAACGTTTTGCAAACAGAACATTTCGCAGAAGGCTGCTCGGCGTAGTCGATTTGTGCGTGGCACGTGTCGCAGCTTTCAACGGTCATTGTTGCTCCTTTCTAGCTATTTCCATATCTTTCACAATTAGATAAACTTGCTTTTCGTCCATAGAAAGAAGTTCGGCAATTTCAGAGTCGCTACGTGCACACTTTTCTTTCATCCACATTATAGTTTCAGCTCTTGCCTTTAAGAACCTATGTAAAGGATGGTCTGTATCGGTCATGGCTTATTCTTTATTCATGTTGATATCTAGTTCGACCAGTTTGGGTATAGCTGTGCCTTTCAGCCTAAGTGACTTTTCGAGTATATCCATAACATTATTGGCAAAATCGTCAGGTGTCCAGTCGGGGAACCCTTCGCGATTAAACTCGACGCCGTTTTTAGTAATTTTCATGACCCAATCGGTTTTGGCTTCCTTCAGGCAGAAGAGGAAAGAGGCGGGGGAATCGTTGTGAAATGACATTTCAGGGTCCTCGATCATTTTGTTGGCGTCACCGATATGTTCGTGGGTACATGGTGGGGGCAATATGCGATCAGCGACAAGCCTCCCGCAGTCTTTACAGCGCGTTTCTAGATGTCGGCACCCTGTTACGTGGCAGTTAGGCATTTTTGTTCGTCTCTAGGAGCGGTTTGTCTTTGTGCATTCTGCGTAGTAGCTCAGTTGCAACAATAGACAGCGTAAGAGCATCCAGCTCTTCGTTGTCGTTGAGCAGAGCAAGTAGATACTCGTTTGAAAAGGTTGAGATGTGCCGCCGCTGAAGACTGCTAAGGGAAATCCTATCATTCCGAAATATCCAATAAACGGCGAGGAGCGTTAGAAGAATGAAAATTACGTAAATTGATTCAATCATCTCTCTTCACCCAGTTGCCGTCGCGGTCCATGTAAGCGTGTATGTCATCTTCTGGTGTAGCGGCTGAGTGGCCTAACACAAAATAGCTATAGAAGGCTTCATACCAGAAGACAAGCTTCATACCGTAGTTTTCGACCCAGCAGAGGTAGCTAAGCCCATCCTGTGGCACCTCGAACTTCGGCTTAGGCGCTTCGTCAGGAAGCGGTGGCGCTGGCATCCAGAATGGGTAGCAGTCTCGTCTATGAACCCTTACGTTGTATCTGACATTCCCGATATATCTCAGTCCGCATCCCACTGGGTTTATAACAATCAGAATATTTTGCCCGTCATCAGGCGGCGTGTCGAACGTTCTCCATTCAGTCATGCCCTTACCCACTTCTGCCCTTTGTCATCAATGAAGTGGTCCTCTTCTGTCCTTTCGATTGTGAAGCTAAAGACCGGATCGCCCATGCCTTCTTTGAAGGAGAATGTGACGGGAAAGCTTTTCAGGTCATCTCCTTCTCTTTCCAAAAGCTCCTTTATGCGCTTGTGCAATGCTCTTTTCCTGCTGATCGTTTCCATTTTTATTTCTCTGTTTCGGTTAACGTAGTCCATAGCATCTTCGATAGAACATGACTTACATAGTTCAATCATGCGGCCTGGGCCCCCAACGGTTAGATTGTGAAACTTTCGCTCACATTTGCCACATAGCATTGTTCTCTTCTTTCTATAGGTTTTCGATAGCTCTTTGCAAATACCAGATAGCTTTATTCAGGTCTTCCTTGGCATCACCCTTCTTTCCTGAACGGATGATGTATTTCACCGCATTTCCTAGGTGAAAATTCAGTTGGAACGCTTCTATAATCTCGATGCATTCCATCTTAGAACTTTTGTAATGCAAAGGGTGGTTGATGTTGTCTTGGGCCATGGTCAATCCTTTTATTTGTTCAATAGCTTGACGATGAGATTCATCAACTCTTCATGTCGTTTCTGCATGGCTAGCACATCCTCTAATTGCAGTTCAATCTGATGTGTTTTATCGAATATCGTTTCATCGTTCTCATCTGACTCAAACATATCCGTAAGATATCTTATCCTCTCCGCGAGCACGTACAAATTGTTTTGTGGCGTTGTCATTAAAAAAAACTCCTACAAAAGGCCTCTACCTCATCGTTCGGGAAGCGCTTAAAATAGCATTCGTCACACTCCGAGAACATATGGCCATAGACATCGGTATAGTTTTCCTTGCAACATGCACTACAGATTTTAGGTTTCATTTCCGAAATCATCAAGTATTTCATAACCTTATCAATATCATCTGCCGTTATTTCAGTGGGTTTGTCTATCTCACGGTTCATACGCCGTAATACCTGTTCACCGCTTTAAGATCGTTGTCTACACTACTATTGTCTTTGCGTTCAAGAGCTTTCAAACCTACCGCTAGGTAACGAAACGCATCAGCCGCATGGCTATGCTCATCATGCAGTGGTGTGTTTTTGTAGCAGCCCAGGCGATCGTCCCAGACTTTTTTATATGCCTCAAGGTGCTTAAACCCTCTTCCCGTTCGCTCTTCGTCAAATACACATCGCGATAGCATGGATCGTACAGTCTGAATTCCTTCAAGCTTATCGCACTCCTTGAGTTCCAAAACGACGAACTTTCCATCAAGCAGCGGCGTGACATGATCGAGGTATTGAGTCTTAGAGCCAGCATCTCTTTTGCGCGCATCATGAGGAAATACATGACGCCCAAATCGGTACTTTTGCCGATTAAGCCAATCACAGTAATGCGCTGCTCCTTCGTCCCAATTTTCATAATAATTTATAATCGATACATTGCCACCCCTGCCTATCTGAAAGCACCAAATAGCCGTGAAATCATCCAAGCCAATATCCCAAGCAGTATGCACAGGAAGGGCATCGTCATAAGGCACACGACAGACAGAACCGCTAGCCCTTAGCTTAGCCAGTTGCATGCCATAATAGAGCCCTTCATTAGCGCTTTCGAACGCCTCTGCTGGTGTGGATGGATACTCCTGCTTCATTGAGTCGCCAAGCATGCGCTGCTTCATCTCATACCAGCGCCGCTGCTCCTCGTCTATCTTACGCTGCCTTTCCAGCTCAATCCTGTCTAGGTACTCATTCGTCTCTTTGCTCACGGTGATTCCTTCCGAGCTCTCTCTATATCCTGGCTCATCGAACCATGGGAAGAAGAAGAATCGTAGCTGCATCGGGGACAAACAAAATGAACCGTCAGCGACTCGCCGGGACAAATCTTCAGCTGACTTGCTGAACTCGTAGAAATAGCCTTCTCTTCCTTCCGCAGTCGATTCAATAGCGATGATCTGATCCGTAGATACTGTATTAAGACTTCCTGTGACGATCTCTTTAGCAACGTCAGGTGACTTAGCGCAAATCTTTCCAAACTCGGACACAAGAAGCCTTTGGTAAGTTCCTGATCGAAATCCTGTAGAGACGCGATAAGAACTTCCATTCTCAAAAGCAAGTTCACCAGATCGGTCATTTGTTGCCGAGTTAAATGTTCTGGTCCACTGGGGCATTCTGTCATATGCGTACTTAACCTTTTTTTTAAATATGTCCTCGGCGTCTTCTTTTCTGTGCGCGATGATACCCGCATGAGTATTACCATGCCAAAAGCATTCGTCCAAGAAGTTTATCGAAAAATATGTCGTGACGCCGAGCTGCCTAGCCTTTAAGACCAGCATCTGATGCCATTCTTTATGATATAGCTCTTGCTGAGCCCAGTTCAGATTGAAGAGGATTTCCTCTCCCGACTTGTTTGTGATGTAATAGAGATGCGTTAGCCGCCAAAGCTTATCGTTGAGTTCTTCCTGCGTGGGTATGTATCCATCAGTCACTAGACACCATGAGAGGCTATGTCTTCTCGTGCATCTTCTTTAATGTTTCAGCGAGTCGAGCTCTCTTGGCTGTTGTAGGATTCTTGCTATGCTCTGCCTTCTTAAGCTTAGCAGCAGGGATTTTCTCACCCTTCTTCACGTGCAGGCTTTCCCTCAATGCCCCTGGGTGTTTAATAGCCCCCTGGATCCATTTCTTTGCGCTCATTTGGGAACCTTCTTGTTTCGCTGTACTTCTTCTAGTACTTTTGCCCTTTCTTGCTCAATGGCTCTGGCTTCGCTCTTAAGGGCATTGGCTTTCCGAACTTCATTAGTGTCTGCATCTTCGTCTTCTCTCTCCCTGAGGTCGCCGAAGTAAACCCTTTGCCACCTTTGGCTGATGCTGTCGCGGACGTTGCTGCTTTTGTTGACATACTTTAACCCTACAATTTTAAGCGCTTGTTCATAATAGGGAATAAATTCTTGGCGTTGTATAAATGTTTTCCACTCTGCATAAATAAACCCTTTTTCTATCGTGTACCACTCAGAAAGATGAAGTATAGTCTTTTGGTTTTCTTTGACATACGCAACCATTTCTTTACCCAGCGCAATCATTTGATCTTCCGTTAGTGATACTGTACGCGGGCGACCGGCTGTCATTATTGAATCTCCATGTGGGATTTAACCTGGATTGATTCCGGCTCACCTTCAAAGTTCTTCTGCGCTTCGCTGATGCATGCGAGTATTACGGGATCATTTTCTGACATTGTGTATGCCTCATAGATCAGAAATTTCTGTCTATAGGTGCGGGCTGAATCTTTAAGTACTACGGTAAGTTCTGTCATGAGCTCAAGCTATGGAGTAAAAATAAATTAAGTCAACGACAAATGATTCTTTTTTCGGTGTGTGGTGTTGACTTCTATTGCATTATATTGCACAATGTTGATCACTCAAATCAAAGAGAGGGAAGCATGTTGTATTTTTCAGGACTTACGAGCGCGCAGGAAATACGGTCGCGGTA